CAACCAAGGTCCCCGGCGGCAGGAGTGGGCTGGTGAACATCATCGCCCATGAGAGCCTTCATGTGACTCGTGGTGTCATGCTGCACGCCGGAATCCCCAAGCTGCGTAACAGCAACGAGGAGGCGTGGACGTACCTCGTCGGGTACATTGCCAGCGAGGTGTACCAATTCATGGTCAGTGAGTAGTTGCCTGACCAAGAAGCGGCGTCCTCTATAAGGGAGTGGCGTTGGTCGGGTGTAGGCCCCTGACCACCGCTGCTCCCATTTTTCGCTCCCATTAGGGAGTCCCATAGGACTAGGAGGCATACAGTTATGGCTACTAAGCAGCCTGCGCCCGCCATCCCTCCCCTTGTGTTGGAGTGGCTGGAGCGCCTATACCCGAACGTGATCCCTGAGTCCCCGGAGACGAGTCTGCGCCAGTTCTGCCGCCTTCAGGGGCAGCAGGATGTTCTGCGAACGCTCAGGAATGAGCTTCGCCGACAGACCCCGGGAGACAACGTACTCCCATTCTGAGGTGCTCATGTGTTACAACCCCTTCAAGGAAAAGAAGACATTCCGCCAGAAGATGGTGGATAAGTACGGGCAGGAAGCAGCGGACGCCCCGACGTATCTTGGTCCGCCCTCCCACTTCCCCAAGGGGAGCGACGAGGACAACATGTGGCGGGAGAAGTACAATCGCCTCGTCGATCCCCTCACGGGCAAAGGCGTCGAGTACTACACCCCACCCCCCGATCCGTTTGGCCTGTTGGGCCCCCGGATCCAGACATCGAGCGTCACAGACGTGAAGCCCGGCGAGAAGGGTCGCCGCACTCGCGTCTCTGACCTGAGAATCGGAGGCTAACCGTGGTGAACGCGAAGGCTCGCTACGAGTCCCTCCGTGTCGAACGCGAGACGTACCTGAGTCGGGCCGAGGACGCAGCAGCCGTGACCATTCCGGCGCTGATGCCCCCCAAGGGTTGGGAAGGGCAGAAACTACCCGTCCCGTGGCAGAGTGTCGGCGCCAGAGGCGTGAGCAACCTTGCCTCGAAGCTGCTGCTGGCCCTGTTGCCGCCCGGTTCGAGCTTCTTCCGGCTCCCGCTGGATGACTATCAGATGAGCAAGATGGCCGAGGAAGCGCAGGCGTCCAAAGAGGACGTGATCGGCGCCTTCGAGGCGGCCTTGTCCCGGGTGGAGCGTGCGGTGTCGAACCGGTTGGAACAGCTTGGTTCCCGCACGACCGTCTTTGAGGCCCTGAAGCAACTGATCGTGTCCGGCAACGTGCTGATCCAGATCATGAAGGGCGGGAAGCTGCGGCTTCACTTCCTCCACTCCTACGTCGTCAAGCGGTCGCCCTCGGGGCGCGTGCTGGAGATTGTGGTGTTGGAGAAGCTGTCGCGGGCCAACCTGCCCCCGCTCGTTCAGGCCATCATCGACGAGAAGCAGCCGCAGGCCGAGGCGGATGACCCGAAGTCGATCACCACGAACATCGAGCTTTACACCCGCATCCGGGTGGAGGGTACCAAGTACCTCGTCCATCAGGAAGTGGAAGATGCGATTGTGCCCGGCAGCGAAGGGTCCTACCCGATGGACAAGATCCCTTGGCTGGCCCTGCGGTACACGCAGATCGACGGCGAGGATTACGGACGGAGCTTCATCGAGGAATACCTTGGTGACCTTCAGTCCCTCGACTCTCTCTCGATGTCCATCGTCGAGTATGCAGCCATCGCTGCCCGATTGATCGGCTTCGTCAACGAAGGCGGCACAGTCAGTAGGGCCGCCCTACAGAACGCAAAGAACGGCGACATCCTCGACGGACGCGCCGACGACGTTTCTATCCTGTCCTTTGCTGAGAAGTTCAACGACTTCCAAGTGGCGTTCCAGACCGGGCAGGGTATTGAGAAAAGGCTGGAGCAGGCGTTCCTGCTGCTGTCCTCAGTTCAGCGTAGCGGCGAGCGTGTGACGGCAGAGGAAATCCGTCGGCTCGCAGATGAGCTAGAGCAGTCCCTTGGCGGAGTCTACTCGATCCTCGCCGAGGAGCTTCAACGTCCCCTCGCGGTGCGCCTCATGCACGAAATGGCGAAGGATGGGTCTCTCCCGTCACTCCCTGAGAAACTCGTCCAGCCCAAGATCATCACTGGTCTCGAAGCCTTGGGCCGCACCGCAGACCTTCAGCGCCTTGACCTGTTCCTTCAAGGGATCGGGCAGACGTTTGGCCCCGACGCTTTGGCTCAGTGGGTCAACATCGGCGCCTACATGTCCCGCCGTGCGGCGGCTCTCTCGGTGTCCATCGAGGGGCTGGTGCGCTCCGAGGAAGAAGTGCAGGCCGCACAGCAGGCACAGCAGCAGGCCGACATGGCAGGCAAGCTCGCCTCGCCGGGCCTGAAGTTCATCGGCGACCGGATGTCGGAAGCTAATCAACAGCCAGAAGGAGGATAGTCGTGGCAGCAGCCAACCCAAGCCGCCCCGGCCAAGAGCCGGAGCAGCCGGTAGCGAAGGCCAAGAGGAAGAAGACACAACCGCTGCCCCCGGTCGATGGGACCGAGGGTCAAGGCAGGCGCTTGCGTCCCGGCGAGCGGCTCCTGCCGTCTGGCAACATACGGAGGGACTTTTGAGCGTGGATTCGATCCAGATCAGCATGGATGCAGGCAAGGCCGCCCCGGAACCAAAGGTACCTGCGAACATCGAGGAGACCGCCACTGGCGTAGCCGTGAAGGCGGAAGCCGACGGCACCGTCAAAGCCCCGGAGAAGGCCGCCGATCCGCAGGCCCGCCCTGCATGGCTTCCTGAGAAGTTCAAGACGCCTGAGGAGATGGCCGCAGCATACAAGGAGTTGGAGACCAAGCAGGGCACCAAGCCCGCTGCGGATCCCGCTCCGGTTCCCACACCCACCGAGGCTGCCGATGCCGTGAAGGCGGCGGGCCTCGACATGAGTGCAATCAACACCGAGTACGCCGAGAAGGGTGAGCTTTCCGAAGCCACGCTGAAGGCGCTCGAAGCGAAGGGTATCAAGCGGGAGACCGTCGCCGCCTACATCGAGGGCCAGAAGGCCGTCGCTGCGCAGATGGTGGACGCCGCTGCGAAGGTGGTGGGTGGAGAGGAGAACCTGAAGGCGACCTTAGGGTGGGCGAAAGCCAACCTCTCGGAGGCCGCCATCGAAGCGTTCAACTCCGTGGTGGACGGGGGCAACCTCGCCGCCATCGACCTCGCCGTCCGTGGCCTGTTCTCACAGTTCGTGGCCGCCAACGGCAGCGAACCTCAGTTGGTGTCAGGCGAGACCGTCCCCGGATCAGCCGGGAACATCCAGCCCTTCACCACCACAGAGCAGGTTCGTGTCGCCATGGCCGACCCTCAGTACAAGAAGGATCCTGCGTTTCGGAAGCAAGTCGAGCAGCGCCTCGCTGTCTCGAATGTATTCGGATAGGCTAGGCTAGAACCTAGCATCTGCGGAGTAACCGGGGGTGGCGCGCACGCCTCCCTCCCGTGTCGGGGCCCCTCCTCCCCTTTGCGACACCCCCGGCTTTCACAAGGTCCCGTTAGACTCCTGTTGCTACCCACGGGTAGGGGGAGGGCAAGGGACCGAGGACCCTCGGCAACAGCGGAGGCCCGGCTCGCTACCGGCCCGCTGTCAGGTCGGCCACAAATTAAGGGGGGAGGCAGGCGCCCCCCGGGTCCCTTCGGGCGAGTAGCTCAAATGGGAGAGCGCCGGTCTTGCAAACCGGAGGCTGACGGTTCGATTCCGTCCTTGTCCATGCCGTGAGACCGAGTACACTACCTCTCCTTAGAGGGGTGTTAGCCTACACATCGCTCAAGTACCGATGGCCTGCTGCGGCAGACAACCAGCGAGAAGGCGGCGAATGGTGGAGGCAGGCGTTAACTCGTCACTCAAACCATTCTCACGGAGTACTACCATGGCTGTCGCAGTACCATCTCGCTTTGGACAGGTGAATGGCGCCAATTCCGCAACCGCGCTGTTCCTCAAGGTTTTCGCTGGTGAGGTTCTCACGGCTTTCGCCGAGACGAACGTGTTCATGGATCGCAGCATGGTCCGCACGATCACCAGCGGCAAGTCCGCGCAGTTCCCGGCCTCGTGGAAGGGGACCGCTTCCTATCACACGCCCGGTGCCGAACTCGTCGGCTCAGTCGTGCTGCACAACGAGCGCGTCATCACCATTGACGACCTACTCGTCGCTGACCGCTTCATTGCCCTGATCGACGAGGCGATGAATCACTACGACGTTCGTTCCGAGTACAGCAACGACGTTGGCCGTGCTCTCGCCAAGACGTTCGACCAGAACGTGGCACAGGTGGCCTGCCTCGCGGCTCGCGCTGCGACCACGGTGACTGGCGGATTCGGTGGCGCACAGGTCACGGATGCCGATGCCAAGACCAATGCGGACTCCCTGATTCAGTCCTGCTTCGACGCAGCGGAAACGCTGGACGAGAAGGACGTGCCTGAGGGCGACCGTTATGTGTTCCTCCTGCCGCAACAGTACTACCTGCTCGTGAACAGTTCCAGCAAGCTCATCAACGTGGACTACACGGGTGGGGGCAATGGTTCGGTTGCGTCGGGCAAGGTGATGAACGTTGCCGGTCTCGACATCGTCAAGACCAACAACCTGCCGTCCACGAACGTCACCACGGGCCCCGCTGCCTATCAGGGTGA